GGGGACAGCTAAAGGAACGGTGGTAATAGAGTTCTATGTAGAATGGAATGATGGTAATAAAGTGGAATTTTTACCAGCACTAAAAGATTGCAACGCATACAGGGTTTGTATAGTTAAAAGTTCTGACTTACAATCAGAGTACAAGGTAACTTCAGTTCCTACTGTTATAATATTTGACAACGGAGTGGAACAAAGTAGATTTAATCCTACTATTATGATGCAGTTAGATGCAACAAAAAAAGAAGTGCAAGCAATAATAGACGAAATAACATTTAATAAATTTCAATAATGAATAAAGAAAAACTTGAAGAATCTGGGTGGATAGTATTAGTTACAGCTTTACTGTTCTTTATACTAATGTTTGCATCAAAGACTGCTAATGCTCAACAACAACAAGTATTCGTAGAGTGTACGACAGGAGAGTATCCTGACGAGATTACTTGGCAAATACTTACTTGTAATGGTGGGATTTTATTGGAAGGGATAGCTCCGTACTTAGGTGCTGTGGTTTTACCAGAATACTACCAGATAAACATGGTTGATTCTTACGGAGACGGATGGAATGGTGCTTACCTGTATGTAGGACAAACAGAGTATGGATTCTTGTCTGATGTAGATTGGATAGACTCTCTCGGTACTTGGCCTCAAGAGTTCATGGATACAATTATAGATGTAGGATGTTTAACTATAGGCATAGAAGAGTTGTATAAAGCAAGGTTTATTCCAACGCATTATTACGATGTATTAGGTAGAGAGGTAAAACCAGTAAAAGGTTTCTATATAGCAAGCAATGGCGTACTAACAAGAAAGGTTTACATAAATGAGATTAAGTAATAACTTTGTATTATCTGAAATAACACACAGTAATACAGCAAAAAGATTAGGAATAGAAAATGGTCCGAATAAAGAACATTTACAAAGTTTGCAACGTACTGTTTCTAATCTTCTACAGCCTATTCGTGACGCTCTTGGTCCTATCAGGATCAGTAGTGGTTATCGTAACCCGACACTCAATCGTGCTATTGGTGGGAGCTCTAAAAGCCAGCATTGTAAAGGTGAGGCTTTGGACATCCAGTTTTGGAAAGAGGGTAAGATGTGTAATAAAGAAGTGTATGACTGGGTGCTAGAAAGCGGTATTGAGTTCGATCAAATGATTAATGAATTTGACTTTGCTTGGATACACATATCTCTAATTAAAGGTGATAATAGAAAACAAGTGTTAGAGGCTTATAAAGACGAAGATAACGATACTAAATATAAATGGGCTGATGTTTAAAAATATACTTAAAAGTTTAGTAGGGCAAGCCTCTAGTATAATAGATGAGGTTGTTACTACAGATGAAGAACGATTAGTTCTTAAAAATAAATTAGAACAGTTAGGGAAGGAGCACGAACAGGAAGTGTTCAAGCTAGAAGTGGAAGATAGAAAAAGTGCTAGAACAATGTTCACTGATGATAGCGTAATACAGAAAGTGTTAGCTATTATCTTTACTTGCGCTTATTTCTTTATATCTTATTTTATGTTTAAATATTTTATAACTAATACGCTAGATCTCTCCGACTACGAGATAGGATTTATCTCAACAGTCTTTGGAGCTATGTCTAGTAAAGTAAATACTATTATTGATTTTTTCTTTGGAGGATCTTCTAAGAAGTAGAATCTTTTAAATCTATAAAATCTAAAAGCTCTAATTGCTTTAATAAAAATTCTTTTTTAGTGTCTGCATACATTTGCTTGTACTTACACATATTAAAGTAAGACTCATAAAAGCTATGAGCTGCATTTTCTATTGTTTCTAATCTTTTCTTTTTTGATTTAAACACTGGAGAGTTATAATCAATTGCTTGATTCATTTCAGATTTCATGTACTGAACCTCTACCATAAGATTTGAATAATCAGAAAGACATTTAGATTCTTCAACTGTTGTTTGTTGATCTCTAAGGAGCTTTATTGCTTGTTCTGCTATTTGCATTTTCTTTGGTTTTAATTTGTATTATTTTTTCAAGATAAATAGCTAAATCCATAGCTTCTTCTTGGGCGTGAACTAACCATTGTATTTCAGTAAGGTCTGTACGATCCATTGTTATTCCGTACTTCTTTTTACCTAACTCAGCTCTCTGAGTTATCTTAGTACAAACCATGTATTCTATACTACTCATGAAAATTGTGTATTAAGCTAGCGACTCTACCGTTAGTTCTGTGAAATAAAAATCCTTCGACAGCTTTTGGGGATCCTTTATATCCTTTTTTTGCGTGCCATGCGTCAGCACCAGAAGGGCTTCTCATATACTCAACAGTACATCCGATGTAGTCTTTTGCTGATTGAAATTTTAGTTTTATTTTGTGATGTAAATGATGTAAAAGCATTACTCTATGATTGCAGTCAGCCCACATTTGTGGTTGCTCTTGTGCCATAAGTAAAGGTATGTCTGCTTGTTTAGCTCCGTCTCCATGCTCTAACCCAATCATGTTGTTGTAGAATTTGTAGTACTTACGGAACGCAGGACTAGCATCCACTGTTACATTTTCACAATCCCTATACCAAGACTTCAGGCAGTGTGCTAAATGATAGCCAGACATATAGTCATGGTTACTCATTGAATGCACGCAATCAACAGGTGCTATTTGTAACAGCATATCAACTACTGCTACATACACCTCTAATGCTAGCTCAAATGATTGCCACCACATTCCGTCTTGATCTTGGGGGGTATTTCTTGTAGTACCACCTATGGTATTATCGACATGCAAAATATCGTTTCCTATGCAGAATAAAATTCTTTCTACATTGTACCCTTTAGCTCTGTCAATAATCCCTTGTACGCCCTCTAAAACCCTTTGTTTAGCTAAATCCCTATTGTATTCTTCTCCTGTCTGTTCAGCTATAGCTAATTTACCTATATGAACGTCGGCTGGGTTAATTACAAGTAAGTGATTTCCTAAATCTTTATTAGGTGTTTTAGGGTAATGTATTTTATGATTAACTATAGTCTGTTCAATAGAGGCTATTAAAAACTCTCTATTTTCAGAAGTCATATCTGTTCTATCGTTTTTAGTAACAATAGAAAATCTAGCTTCACCGCTTGCAGATTGCCAGTGTTTTACAGATACAACATCTTCAGGATCTATAGCCCTTTCCTTAAGGTAGTCAAGGTAAACATTAGACAGCTGATTGTTTTCACTAAGATTTAGAGCCATTTCTTGTGCCCTCATCTCTCGTATTGTATCAATCTCCTGCGGTTTTAATCGCATTCTTTGATGTCCGTGTTTATCTTTTCCCATGTTAAGATAGATTATAGAACGCCAGTCTCCATGTAATCAGAAACTTGGTCGGTGCAAGATACAAAATATTTATCATACATTTCAAGTGCGTAAGTATACTTAGCTCTACCAGCTTCTAAAAATTCTGGAGACACATCGTATACAGCAACATCGTAAGGATAATTTTTACCTATAACTATAAATTTGAATTGATCCATAAATAATGCGTCAGAATAAAATGCAGCCTGCATATCGTAATTGTATTTCTTGCAGTCGTACTTAAACTTATTTATTCCCCCAAACTCTGCTGTAGTTTTAATGTCAGCTATAAAGTCAAAAGACTTTAAGTCTAACTTACCTTTGCACTTGATTCCATCTACAGTACTCCAGCTAATAGGCTCCTCTTTTTGAGATTCACTTATAAGCTTTGCTACTTCAGGGTGCTTAAATAAAGACGCACACATAAGTTCGATAGTTTCTAGCTCGCTCATAGTTATAATTTCTTTGTTGGAAGCTGATGCGTAAGTTAACTCTTCTGCTTTCCAGGCTTTGTTTATCTTTGATGTCATACCTTTTTCCTTTTCAGGTCTTAGGTTAACATCTAAGATGTAGAAATTATCATTAAACTTGTCTGGCTCTAGCACCATGCAATGAAACGCACTACCAAACACCATAGCAGGCGTTGATTTTGGAGGGTTTTTTAAATAGTTCTCTAAGTGAGCTGGGGATTTTAGTAAGTGCTTTAGCATTGAGCAGCTTACGTGTGTTTTGTCAGAGTAATAAAAGTTATCGTCTGATAGTTTTTTGTTGAATTTTTCTTCTTTAGTCATAGTGTAAGGTTTTAAAATGAAAAAAGAAGGCCGAAGCCCTCTTTAACCAATTAACAAATAAAACCAAAAATTTGTCAAACAATCAATCAACAGGACAAATGTAATGATTTTATTCTTGTTTAAAAATAATGTTAATAATTAGTCTACTTTCTTCATAGACGTTTTGCCACGAGATCTGTTTTTCTTAGTGGCTTCTTTTTTTTCAGCCTTCTTAACAGCCTTTTCAGCCTTAGAAGTTTCTATTGGCTTAATTTGTTTAGCCTCGTAATCCATTTGCTCCCAGACTAATCTTTGAATAGTACCAGAAGCATGAGACGCAGCAATAAAGTTTGTCATCATAGCTTCTTTGTCTTTGACCTTAATGTCTAAAGACTCAAACATATTACCTAAGTGGCTTTCAATATGTCCTTCAAGCTCTGTAATAGCTTTACCTAAAGGTGAACCTCTAAAGTCTTTTTCAACTGTATTGATTTCATCTTTTCTGTTTTGCTCTTCTTGCTCTTTCATTCCGAGCTCTTTTAGTTTTCCCATAACGTTTTTTTAAAAGGGTAAATTGTTAGAATCGAAGATTTCAGGCTTTACAGAAACTCTGTGAGCATCTATAAAGTCCATGGTATTCTGTTGTAGAACATCTTCCCATACCATTTTTTCTTTGTTCAATGATTTAAACCTACATATTTTAGGTTCAAATTTTAGTATCACAGGTTCGTTTTCTTGCGTTGGAATACCTACAAGTTTTTGAAACTTAATTTTCCTTACATGAATCTGTGTATCAGCCCAGTCTTCAGAGTTAGGGTTACGGTGCACAACAAGAAAGTTGTCTGTCCTATTAGCGAACATACCACCCATCTCTACATCGTAATGAGAAGGAGCAGGTATATTACCATCTCCATCTTTATCTCTAGCAGCTTTCGTGATTGCGTGTGTGACTAGTATAAACTTTATGAAATTCTTTTGCTTAAATCTACGTATGTCTGATAGTACTTGATAGTAATAATCATACTTACTCATAGATCGATCTATAGCAAGATCATTCATTGGGTCTACATAACATCCGTCAAAATCTCCATTATCTAATTCGTATTGAAATACATCCATTACGTCGTAGATTGTTGGGGTGTTAGGGAATGATACTACTTTAAAGTGTTTCATAACCCAACGACAAGCAGCATCAAATACTGACTTATCCATCCTTTCGGACTTGGTTTTGTCGGCAGTTAACCCTATAAACATTTCTGCAAGATCGATAACCATATCGCCTACAGGTTCGTTCTCAGGGCAATAGCATAGCCATTTCCATTTATACTTAACTGAAGCTAACATCATAAGGTAGAATACAGCTGTTGTCTTGCCTATATTTGCAAAGCCAGTTATAACATCTAATTCGCCTTTCCTAAATGTGTAGTGCTTGTTAAGCCAAGGTATGCCTGTAGACAAGCCTTTGTTGTATCCGTTTCTATAAACATCGTTTACGTAATCGAATATCTCCTCTTTTTGGTTTATTTTATGCTCCATCTTAATAGTTGTAAGCGTCTAACCTAGTTGATTGAGCTTTAGCTACAGCTACAGCCTTCTCATTAACTTGTTTGTTAGCCTCTAGTAGATAAACATAATCCTCCCAGGAGTTGTTAGCCAAAAAGTTGTTTGGGTATTTTCTAAACCTAACCTCAAATGCTTTGTGATATAGCGGTATAAGCTCCATGATTGTAGCTTTCTGCTGATTGTTTAGTTTTTTCCACTTAATAAAAGATTGGCTTTTAGTTTTATTAACTCCATAAGATTTATAAAAGTTATTAAAATCATCTGTGTACCCAGTTGGTATCACTTCTTTAGGTTCGTATCCATCTTTAGATGTAACTACGTTCATTAAGAACTCAGCATCCTTAATTATCTTACCCAGAGTTTTTAGTATCAATTCTCGGTTCATTTTTGATTGGTTTATTGTTGGTTTTAATAGTTATATGGCATCCTGCTTTTTCTTTATCGTATAAGTAAGTCTCAAATGAGGGCATTATTTCGTCACAATTGTCGTCGTGTATCCATCCGTATATGGTCATCTGATCTTGTACGGTTTGTAGTGGATTAACGTAATCGAACTTGTGTCGTGTTCCTCGTATAAACTTGAACGATATATGTACAGGTTTTTGTAATCCGTCGATGACAGACCTAAACTCTTCAGCATACTGCTCCCAATAGGGTTTAGTATTTTTGATGTAGTTCATTACTGTCTTTGAATGGATCATGTGTTTCCCAGTCCAGCGCTTACCATTCTTAGATGAAGGTGTGCTTAGTGGGATAAAGTATGTTCTCTCTTCCATAAAACAAAGATAGTAAAATAAATTACTCCCTACTAGGCGAACCGTTCGGGAGCATATTTATCTAGAAAGGCATTGATCCATGATCAACAGGTGCTGGAGTAGCATCTCCTGAGTCTGCTTTAGCTTCACCTTTGTTAGTGAATACCTTCCAAGCGTTAAGGTCAGTATAGTAACGACCTTTATACTCTCTTGATTCTGGCTCAAAGCTTACGTCTACTTTCTGACCTACCTTATTGTATTTAATAAAGTTATCTACTTTTTCTCCTCCGAAGACATTAAATGCTACAGTTTTAGCATATTCACCTTCAGTTTCAACAACGAAGTTAATTTTCTTCCACTCTTTACCAGAACTTTTAGAAGTTCCTGATTGTAATTCACCGATTACTTTGATTGTTCCTGTGATTTGTAATGACATAATAAATGGTTTATGAGCCTTGTAAGTTTATGGCTCGGTTAAAAAATGGAAGGAGGTTAATCCCCCTTCCGTAATAAAAATTTAAATAGATTTTTGAACTGCGTGTTTTAATTCGCTAGACTGATCTTCTGATAAGTTATACTTAGCCATAGCCTCTAACACTCTTTCAGGGTGTGTAGCTGAGGCTTTTAGCATAGCATCATAAGTCTTGCTGTCTATGTCCTTTTTAGGATTCTTAGCAGCAGAGAAGTCTGGAGCTTCGTCTTCACCAAACACGCCTTGAGAATATAGCCCAGCAAGTTTTAGGACAATTCTTGATAAGGCACGCTTTTCTGCCATAGCGACAGGGTAAGCGTTTTGGTTGTTTGATGGAGATGCCTCGCCAAACGTTTCTGTTTGAGCCTCACCCATAGTACCTACTGCTTTTATAAGACAGAACTTGTGGTCTTCAGATAGGTGTGCTATACTAAAGTTAACATCTATACTGTAAGATGCTTGAACTTTTTCTATACCAGATCTAGTTAAGATAGTATAGAACTTGTGCTTATGTACATCTTCTGATGTAAGGTTGCACTTTTTGAATAGGTCGTTAAGAACCTGAGATTTAGTTTTTCCCATTTTGTTGGTTTTAGGAAGTTATTAATTGATTTAAATAGTGAGCGGTAGCTCTAGTACCCAGTAAGTAATCCTAACACATCGTCAATTGCTTTGTGTCTGTGATTGTCTTCTAGCACTATTTTGTAAACGTACTGAGAGTCTTTAATCTTAGCAACGTCTTGTATTGCAGAATGATTTATATCTTTTAAGTCAATCTGTTGATTGTCTCCGCAGAATATCATTATAGAACTCTTTCCTAGTCTTCCAAGTGCCATTCTAAATTGGGCTCTTGTTAGGTTTTGAAATTCATCTACTATTACTACAGCATTATCAAACGTTCTTCCTCTGAAGTGAGATAAAGACACAAGCTCTATGTCGTCGTCTTCTACCATCTTTTGAATCTTCTCAGGCTTATTGTAAACCTTACGCATATTCGACATGATTGGTACAAGCCAAGGCTCTAACTTATCTTTTTCATCACCAGGAAGGAATCCGTTATCTTCAGTTGCTACGGTAGGCCTTGTTATTATAATCTTGTTATATTCTCTTTTAAAGAACATATCTAAGGCTACTTGAACTGCAAGGAGTGTTTTACCTGAACCAGCTCTACCTATTACAAAATTAAAGGCATGACCTAAAATTTGTTGTTTAGCTAGCTTCTGCTCGTCAGAAAGGGTTATGTTAAATTTTACATTACCTTTTGGAGCTTGCTTTTTCTTGTTATCCATGTTATGAGCCACAAGCTTCACAATCTTCTCCGTCTTCAATTCCACAAGTTTCAGGCTGATCTTTATCTTCTAGATCTACTATCCAGTTATCCCAAGTCTGTCTAGCAGCCTCTTCGTTTCGTTCTTTTTCTTTTTCAGGTACTACCTTCATCTTTGCTTTCTTTTTTCCAATCCTCTTCAGCTTTTGTTTCATACTGCATAGGATCGAAAGGTTTATATTTTGTTTTAGCTATTCCCTGTATTACTATTTTAGCAAACCCTCTAAGAAGAACGTGTTGCTTTTTAAATACAAGGCTTGATGCAATCTCTACAAATAACTCTTTGACAACTTTCTTTACAAGTTTTTTGTCAATCTGTAAGTCGTAAGCAACTTCTTCGCAGATTTGATCTATTTTTGATTTTTTCATCAGCAAGTAAAATTAGTGAATACATATCAGTCTGCCAAGTCTTTTAGCTTGACATTAAGAATTGCTATTATTATTAACAAAACCCCAATAACATACGGTGCGTACATTGCTGTAACTACC